GGGCTCTTCATATAATAAAACCACATATAGTGATTATATTACCTAAGATATTATTTATAGAGCCCTCTTAGGCTCTAACTAAGTTAATACAATCACTATAAACGTGTAGTGGAAAACACGGCGTTTAACCAAAATTACCCTTAAACGCATAGGGTATAGTAGAAGGAAGACAAGGAGCTAACGTCCCGTCTGAACGAACATAAGGTACTACCAAACCTGCAGTCACACCAATAACTGGGTGTAACTTTGGAGTCAGGACTTGAAATCCTGCTCTGTGTTCATCACTATAAGCACAATAAATTGTAAAAGTAGCATTACCAGGTACAGGAGTTACACCAGTAATAGCCATATCTTGAGTATAAGAGATAGACAAATATCCTAAATCACCTGTAGCATCTGCATTTACATCACCACTGTTTCTTGAATCTCCAACGAAATCTAAAACACTCATATAAGGAACGTAACACTCAATAACACTCTTACCTGCGGGTTGCACAGCACTAGAGTCTACTATTTGACAATTGGTTCCAACTTGAATAGAACTTTCAACTTCATTATGAGCATACAAATCATTTAGCGAATTTAAACTACGAGTATCGGGATACAACGCTGGAGTAAAAATACTGGCTCTATCTACTGGGTTACTAGGTATAAGATTACACTCCTCAAAAGTTGGACCAAAAGAATGTTCAGGAATTACATACATTCTAGGAGGCAAATATCTAACAGAAAAACTCTTCACAGCGTCACCATACACTTTAAATTTATAACCACCTGAAAACCCGTAAAAGAATCTTCTGGCTATCCTCTGAAAGTGTTGCTGACCATCATTACCTACTCTTAATAACTCATTAATCTTTATATTTAATACTTTATAAGAATTCTCAGTTAACTTAGGTGCATATACACCACACAAAGCATATCTGCGAAAGAAATCTCTCATATGAGTCACAGGTCTCATGTTATACACTGCAACATCTTTCAAACCTTCCGAGCCATCATTAATAACATCAGTATTGTCTGATATGTTTAAAATTGATGACTCTGCTTTAAAACCATAATCTTTAGCCGAATCAAATAAAACATTTCTTCTCACATTAGCCACTTGCTTACTTAATAACATTGATTCAGGCGCAGGTGCAGTTTTCACAACATTAACATTACCAATGGGATAACCATAATAAGTAAATTCAGGCGGTAACGATATAAAAACTGAAAAATTAATAGTATTACCAACCACACCACTAAAAATCAAAGGTTGAATCAATTTAATCATATATACACCATGACTCATAGCATTACTAGGACAATCAATATGGGTTGGTATCTGACTAACTAAACCACAAAAAGGTAGTCTAACTGTCTGAACTTGCCCACCACCTGTAAACTCTAATGTATCTGACATATAAGTCGATATATTATAAATAGATGGAGCACCTGTACTATACCTACCATCCATAGAATAATCCTTATACACTCCTAACTTAACATTATGAAAATTAGTCATCGAAGACATAATATGAATATCGATAGGTCCTCTCCAAGCACTAGTCAAAGTTGCCAACACCCCTTGAATAGATGTAATTCCCACGTCGCTAGTAGTTGACGTCCACGGATCTTGTAATGGACTAATAGGTCTAGAAAACAAAGTAGTATTAACAGGTGTCGTCACTGTCACTTGAAATTGACCTATAAACTGCGGCTTAGCTATCATATTAGCTATCAACATCTCATCTTTCTTAGTATAAAATATAGGCCTATCTATGACTCTAGTAAAATCTGAGTAGGGATCCAGCTTTTCCACAAACGTAGGTATATCCACATTATTGTGAAAATTTCTACTGGTAGCAAGCATCCTACTATCAATCTTTTGGGAATTTGGATTATGTAAACCAGTAAGAGACCTGATCTTATCTCTAACGTTATCAAAGAAATCTCCACTAACTGTTTTTAAAGTAGTATTAGCACTATCCAAAATTGTTGTAATAGGATTACTCATACTTTGTGCAATAAAAGAAGTTTCAGCATTATTAGGTACTAAGAAATCAGCAGATACTATTGTACAATGTACAGATATGGTTACTTCATTAGAACCTGTAGCTGGAGCACCCAACGCATGTAATACATGAAACACTAATTCAGCATAATCTTGATGCTTAGAATAACCAGCACAAGATCTATTTATATCAGTATTTCTAAGAACACTCTGAGAATAGAATGGAACTTCCAAACAAACAGGAGTACCCTCATTAGCATGTAAAAACGCATGGGGACAACACATTAAACTATTAATATTTTTCCTATTTGCAGCATCAGTCAAATACGCAGGAGTAGCTGCAACTAAAATGGTCCCTTGATGTTGCGGAGTTCCCATAACTTGTAAACTAACCATAATCTTTAACCTATACTTAGCACAAAATTTAAAAGGAGCCTCTATAGCAGCGTTTCCAAACAACGATGATGGAAAATATATAGTACCTAAATTTCCTACTGCTGTATCTTGCCACAATAAATTTTGTATAAAAAATGGTTTACCTATGATCAAATTATAATCTATTTTTAAACCATCGTCAATATTTAACAACGGTGGAAATTCTTCATAATATTCACTAACTACTCCTTGCATCTTAGTACGTAAGGAAGTATTAAATTTATCGCAACACACGGTTGACATTATATCATTTTTTCCTTCTACATTATCTTTTTTCTTATCAAATAAATTTTTCAAAAATTGGGCTGTGCGTTTTTAAGATTCATCACCCACACAAATGTGATGAAAATTTTTCTATTATAATACTAATTTAATAAACTAACTATTTGCTCAACTAATAGAAATTGATTATAACATATCATTAATTTATAAAGAAAGCTTAGAAACCCAGTCAACTGGGTGAAGAGCTTCCAATTCTTCCTTGCTAGAGTATAAAGCTAGCAGGTATTCTTCACTTAATCTTGAAAACGGAATAGCCCTATTACGGCACTCCGCCTCCAAAGTGTCTACAATAAATTTATAAACAATATTTTCATGCAAAAAACCTTCTCTTTGTAACATATGCAATTTATCTTGTAAAACCTGATCAATATCTGAACTAGTATTTACATAACTAATAGTACTCAACAAAGTTTTTAAATCTAAAGGACACATAATCTTTTCCAACTTTGGATGATAAACAAAAGCACGTTTTAAAAACGTAATATCTTTGATATCCATATACGGTTGAGTAATCTTGTTCTTATTAGAATCAGTAAAACCCATACCTATGCTTTCAAAGAATTCCGCCATATTAATAGCATTCAAAGATGGTAAATTTTTAACACCGACAATTTTATCATCACCGTAAACAAAATCCAAAACATTAGCAGTAAAATTAGACAACGTTGGTTTATTTACATTTCTATAATACCACATAGCCGTATAAGCTCTATTAACTAAACTATTAAATATAGCTGTTAAAAAAGAACCAGATGGCATAGAATGAGTAGTAACAACAACATCATCATTAATAACAACTGGAGTAGTTATCATATTTTGTAAATAAAACTCTAGCACTTTGGGATACTTACCTTTATACCTGTGTAACATAACATCCGTAACAACATGTTGAACTTGACTCAACATATTTCCGTCAAAACTCTTAATATCACCATCCCAAACATGATCATATAACAACATCTTATTATATACATCCACCCAGTCAGTGTAAGGATTGCAACCAACCATAATATTATTAAAATTCCTATTTTCTAAAATATGTTCTACCATATTTCCAGTCATTTTCTTCATCCATAACTGATTAACAATAGGTGCTACTCTAAAACTACGTGGCACTCCTTCTTTTTGTAAACCTCTCAACTCATCTTTCAAACATTCAAACATTAAATGATCTTGTATGTTCACAGATTTATTAATAATGTCATCGCTAACTCTAACCATCTCAGATTTTGCAAAATCCGTTAATTTACCTTCAGGAAAATTTATATAATCACTCTTCAAATAGTTATTTTTATAACCATTAGAAGAATCGGGATTCAAACCCGCTAAAAGCTTAGTTCCAACTACCACCTCCTCATCAGTTAAATCTTCAAAAGGTTTTATTAAACTATAAATAACTGTTTCTGCAAAATCTAATTCTTTCTGAGACACATTCACCACTTGCGAAAATGATTTAGCGGCAACATCCTTCACTGTATGTCTTCCAAACTTTAATAAATCAGCGGGCTTTCTGTGAATTTCAAACACTCCATGGAGATTAGATTCAATTATTTTAGACTTTCCGGACAAATACTGTTCACCCTTCATATCTAACTTACACACACTTTTACCAGGTAATTCTTTATAATCTGAATCAACTGCAAACACAGGCTTGTAATTTAATAAACACCGCAATTCTTCAACATCCTCACTACCAAACTTTACGGCTACACCAGTGTTTAAAGTATCACTTCCTGCCAAGTGCATTCCTAAAACTCCTAAATTTTCATCTACTAAAACACACCCACACAAACCTTGCTTATTGAAATCATACTGCACACTATTATTTCCATCAAAGTATTTATTTGAAACACCATCTGAATAAAAACTACTAATAGATTTTTTAACATGAGGAGCTAAATTTACACTCCCCGCAGGAGTCAACAACCAAGGATGTGCAACACCTACATTAGATCTAAAATGATGACCTAAAAGTTTATAAGGAGTGGGTAGATTATCAGGTAAAGAAACGACAACTAAGTCACTATGAATGAGTCTCTTAGTAACTCTAAACTTAGTTTTATCTAACAACACACTACCCATTCCAGACAACATACTTAAATAACCAAAATCTCCTGAAACACTATGATTAGGCAACAAAACTCTCACTCCAGATATCAATCCACAACACCTTTCAATAGTCTCTCCAACACATATTTCAAAGAAAAAAACTTGCTTTTGAATAGCATTTAAACGAGTATCATTCGAAGGTTCAATAAAACCTACAACAGTTTCACCCACTTCTTTAACAAAGCTAGTTCTATCAACAGTAGTTCTTTTATTTAACAAAGTTAAAAGGCCATAAGAAATAACTCCTAATAAACCCCAAAA